CGCGGAAATAGCGCATCAATGCGACTTCCTTATCAAATGGTGGAGGTGGGAACTTCTTTTTCAAATAGTTGATCGTCATGCTACTCTCCTTTCTACCAGCCACTTGGACGCTGGTTGCTATACTCCATTCTTCTTTCTTCAACAAACGACAAAACGACTGCATCCGCCCTATCCGGGGAATCCAGTCCTCGTTTCTTCATATCCTCTTTACGTTCAAGTGCAAGCTTACCTTTGCTGGTCATGCGGTACTTACGTTGTGTGAGCTGCGTGATAAGTCGCTCATCGTTAGGCAATTCAACTTCAACCGGATCCCCTTGTATATGCTTTGAAAAGTTCTCCTGCAGCAGTGTTCGGACATTTGCCCAAGTCTCGGTACCTCGGTTTTCGTAGTACTCCTCGGAATCGTCAGTGGCTTTGCTGCCATTGATGATCGGCACTACTGTCCAGTTGTACAGACCTTCCTCACGTATAACCTCATTGAGCCTATCCGTTACACCGCCACCAACACCACTATCATCGACTTTAATCGATACGCGCTGTAACTGTGGAAACGATCGCAACATTTCTCTGCCGATCGCAATAACCCAACCAGCTGTCACCATCGTATCTTGCTTGTTATAACAACGAAGATCAAACACTTTCATTCCAATACGTGGAGCAATGATTGTTTCGTCATCACCAAAACGCGCAACGTCTACTCCAAGGTGTAATGTATCCCCTGTAGGCTGTACGACTGCATTTGCAGCCAGTTCAGCAAGCTCTAACGCAATAAATGCGTCGGCCTCAGCCTTTGGAAACTCCCCATATACACGAACTCGTACTACATCACTCTCTGCCCCATACTTATCGATAAGCATTTGAATGTTTTCTTTACTGGTTCTCTTGCTGTTGCGACTATCGACCTTATGTGTGCGAAATAACTTGCGGTCTCTATTATGGGAGTCATAAAAATAGCCACTCGTTCGCGTGGGGTTCCCACACATGAGTAGCTTATTATCATCACCGGACAAAGTACCTTGAATTGCCTCCATGATCGGATCAGCAACCCCTGATGCTTCGTCAACGACGAATAGCATATGATCTTCGTGAAAGCCCTGCATATTCTCCGGCTTATTCGCCGTTCTGGCCGTCGCAAACCAACGTTCCTCATGGCCAATCATATAGACCTTGGTTTTGGTCCATTTAAGCAGGTTCTTCACCATAGAAGTTTCCAGCCACTTAGCTACCTCAGCCCAAAGTACATCATGCAGCTGCTGCTTGGTAGGGGCTGTACAAACAACCTTCGGATTTGGCCGGCAACAAAGAAACCATATAACGAGCACAGCTTCAAAGCCCGTCTTACCAACGCCTTGCCCTGATCGGACGCTAGTACGTGGGTAATGGGCTACATCCATCATAGCAGCACGCTGCCACTCGTCAGCGTCAAAGCCAAGCATGTCCTCGCCAAACGCTACCGGATCATCCCAATACAAATCGAGAAGCTGTACCAAGTCACTGACTACGTTAAAAGACTTACCCATCTGCATTCACCTCAGCACGTTTTGCTTTTCGCTTTTCAGCGATCTCTTTAAGCGCCTCGGTCCAACTTTGAGTCGCACCAGCACCACCCTGTAGCTTTTGGAGCTCAATCTGAAGTATTGCGGTGCGAACCTGCTTTTCTTCGTCAACTGCAATCAATTTATTTTTGAGCTCAATAGCCTTCAACTTTTTGTCCTGGACACGAGTGAGAGCTTCTTCAAGCTTCAATATATCGTCAATGGCGCGATAGGTCGTTTCCTCTATTTCAGCCTCGACCATTTCATTCCGGATCGTCGGCACTTTCTTTGTTTGGCCACTCTTCTCGTCGTGGATCTCGATTACATCTTTGATAGATTTGAGCTGCTGCAGTACGCGGCGTTGGTTCTCTGATAATCCATCCGTCAGCTTCTTAATGCGCTGCAACATCCTTCGCTCACGAATAGATAAAAGGGTAATTGCTTCATCTGCTTGGACAATAGGATCGGTGTCGATTTCGTCCAGCAGCTCCTGCTCGTCATCTTCAAGCGTATCAAACCAAATTGATTCAAACTCACCTGTTCGAACAGCTTTCTTGTTGCCGTATGATCCACCGTTTCCCCCGCGATTACCCTTCGCGTTCTGATTGCCTTTTGGTGCTCCTCCTTTATTACCTAAAGCGTTCCTGTTACCCTTCGGTGCTCCCTTTCGTTTGGTAACGTTACTATTGCTTTCATTGGTAACGTTACTATTCAGTTCGTCCGCCCATTTGTCCTGGGACTTCCATTTTCGTACTTGGGTTTCACCTATTCCAAGTTCGACAGCGATGTCCTTTAGCAGAATCTTGCCACCGCGCTCGAGCCACATCTGTTTTGCTTTTCCCCTATCTGGACTTCGTTCCCTAGCCACTACATATCACCACCTCCATATATTCAAAAAAAATGTTTAATATGCCGAAGTAATAATGGGAGGGATCGAATGGCAACAAGCATACTAACAACAACATTTCTTATAGTACTTTCAAGTCCAATTTTGTTTATTTGTCTATATTTTATTATGGGAGTAGTTGAGAAAAGAAGAGTAGAAGCTCCTTTAAGAAATAATAAACGAATCAAAAAAAGAAAAAAGAAAAATGAAGCTGCCGAACTAAAAGCAAGATATACTTCCTTATTCAACACTTCTAAAGATGAATTTTTCAATACCATACTAGAACTTAAGGTAAAAAAAATAAAATTTGACCATCATGACCCTGACTTCATGCAACAACTAAGTGCATATATAGTCCCAATAATAACTCTATTTCCTGTGACGGCTATGTTTTCTATCGCGATAAGCGACAATTTAGAAGATGAACTATTGTTACTCTTATCTTCCCAAAAATTTAATAACGTTTTTCTATTAATGTCAGCTATAATCTTTAGCGCATTTACTTTTAACCTTACTAAAACAAGATTTGACCAATATTTACGTAACCTAGTAAATATTCATTTGCTTATTGCTGAAGATGTCTTGAAAAACGAAAAAAATAAGCAGTCTAAAATACTTCTTCCTTCTGAAGCTGAATATCAAGCTCTATTAGCTTCCTTAAATCATCAACTGTCTGAACTTTGATCCGGCCGTCCTGAAAGTCACGAACCCACCGAGCGATAGCAACTTTAATGATCTTACGGTACTGCTCTTTGCTCTCAATAATTCCGAGCATGATCTCGGCTTCATGCTTCTGAAGTAATTCATCTGTTTTCGGCATTGGTATTCACCCCATATGTCCATTATTATGGTTATGAGATCATGTGTTCGTATAATCCGTGGCCACGGTCGTATATGATCTCACGCTGGGGTGTTGCCCTGGTTAGCGGAGAGGCGTTCCTGCGCCTCTCTTTTTATTTGTTTAACCACTGAAAATATATTTGCTCCGCGATGCGCTGCATCATTACTGGCGGAACGCTCATGCCGCATACATATTGTACTGATGCATCCATAAAGTCATAGTCAGCAGGAAACGTCTGCATACGGATAATATCAGCATCAGTAATATGCTGCGGAACGTCATCTCTTAGAAAAACTGACGAACTGGCTAACGTATTAGCAACCTTATTGTTCTTTAACAGAATCGTATTAAAGTTACTCATCTTGCCTTCTTCACGTTCCGTCACGTCACCCATATTAAGGTCAGGTGGACGCTTTTTATGCCATCGCTCATATGTCTTGCTGTCTGGATTGATCGGTTTCCCTTCTCCGCTGCGAATGTCCCCGTACAAAATAGGTGACTCATTGAACTCCAGCTTAAGCTTAGGAAATGGCATATCCTCTCTAGCAGCAATAAAAAATAGACGTTCCCTCTTTTGAGGTACGCCCATCGTTGCAGCATTCAACAAGAACAACTGTGGTCTATATCCAATCTCTCGCATGCGTGATAGCACCATACTAACGAAGCCCTTTGCTTTACCAACAATCATGCCTTTGACGTTCTCGGCCATGATAACGCGTGGTTGTAGCTTCTCAGCAACATTGAGGAAATCAAAGAATAGGTCGTCAAGCTGCTGCACTGCCTGCCCTTCGCGGAATGCATACTCACCGCCCCATTTATCCTCACGAGCTCCTGCAGTAGAAAACACGCTGCATGGAGGAGATCCGTCTAGGATGTCTAAATTGAATAAATCTTCCGGAAGCTCACTATCTGACAGATGCTTAAATTCCTGAATTGGCATTTGGTATGAATACTTAGGCTTATGATTCTGCTGATAGATACGCATCATTTGCGGATCTATCTCGACATTACCCAATACCTCGTAACCGGCACGCTTGTATCCCATCGTCGAACCACCACCACAGGAGAAACATGAAAATACTGTATGACCATGCTTCTCTACGTTCCCCAAATCAGCTAGCTTCCAATCCCATGCAGTCTTATTCATCTGGCATCCTCCTGATTGAATACGAAGCCACAACGAGGACACTTGCAGTCGAACTGAGATTCGTCATATTCGCTTGTATCCAGCTCACGATTGTCAAAGTCTCCGAGCTGATCGGTAGCAGGCTCCGTAAATTCTGCAAGCAGCTCATCTATTTCATTCTGTTCAAAGCCTGATAGATCAAGATTAGCCCCTGCAGCTTGAAGCTCGTCTAGTAATCTAGCAAGGGCTTCATCATCCCAACGGCCAGATACTTTATTCAGAGCTAGATTAAGCAAACGCTCTTGCTGGTCGTCTAAATTAACGACGGATACAGCAACCACAGAATCACCACGAGCTTTCAGTATCTTATAGCGCTGATGACCTCCTACCATATTGCCTGTGCGCTCGTTCCACACGATCGGCTCGACATATCCGAACTCCTCAATGCTGCGCTTCAATTTCTCGTACTCAGGATCACCAGGCTGCAGATCGATGCGAGGATTGTAAGACGCTTCGTTAATTTGTTCAATTGAGATCGTTTGTATAATCATGTATACCTCCAATAAAAAAAGCACCGCTAGGGCGCTTAGTTTTTTAACTTCTCCATAATTTTTATAGTTGGAAAGTAATCTCCGTACTCATTGCTTTCCTTTTCGTTACGATTCATGCTTATAGTACCTACATCTTGGTATGTAACAGTTAGCACATCCCAACCTTCGTAATTAAACAATTCATCAGATAAAGAGCTATATAAGGATTCAGCTATAACGTCTGGAGTCAGGAATTCGTGTGAAGCCATTTCGATTGTTGCTTTTATCTCACTGTCTTCTATTGTTGTACTGATTAATAAATCTTCTTCACCCATTCCAGAATACTCAATGATTTCTCTCAATTCAGCTTCTGAAATAATTTGTTCCGCGACTTCCCCATCCAAATCATATAAATCCTCATTTACTTCGGCTTCAATTTCTTGCTGTTGATTAAGTTCAGAATCTTTCTCTTGTATAACTTCTTCAACTTCTTTACTTGGCGAAGGAACTATTGAAGGGTCTTGTTGTTTCTCTTGATCACTACAAGCAACTATCAATAATAATGTTGTAAACACTATAACTAATTTCATTTTCATATTATCATCCTCCACCCATTGATTATACTTGAATGGAAATGTGTGTCAATTTAATAAGTAAATATAAACAACCCTGATGAGAGTGATTCCATTTACTCATGATAATTATTAATATAACAAGCACCCTTAAATGCAGGGCGCTATAACTTTGAGTGGTCTATTTTATTAGGAAACACCCACCCTGTCTCTTTCATTTCAATTTCGTAAATTTTCTCTGGTTCAGAATTAATACTTAACGATTCTAATCGTTCCTTTTTAGAAACAAAATCCATTACTAAATACAATCTCTCTCCTACTAGTGTGCTGTATTCAAAGGAAACGTATTTGGTCTCTATTTTGCCACGTTTATATCCGTATGGAAACAAAGGTATAAATACTTCGGTTCCCTTCTCGATCGCACCAATGTTAAAATTCATATCCTCATTTTTGATTTGGCCCTCATGTTCATAATTAAATTTTATAGTAACTTCACAATTATAAATCACTTCTGATCCACCATGGTGAGAAATTTTAATATAACCAACCTTAGTGGATTTATAATGTTCTTTATGAGTGCTTCTTAATAAATGTTCGAACCCTTTTGTTTTGATGATTCTGCTATTTTCATGCGTGTTCGCACCAACTAACATTAGGGTTGCTCCAAACTCTTGTAGTAGAACATATGAACGATTATTTATAACTTCTCTTTGAATTTCATTTTGCTTTTGAACCTTCATTTGAAAAAGTGCTATGTAAACTGCACCAATTAAACCAAGATAGCTTCCTAGAAAAGTAAACCAATCAGATAGTTTTCCAACTACGCCTGGAGCTCTCCAAGTAAACAATAAATAATTAATTATTATCGGAGCCAGAGCTACTATAATGGGTATCTTGTTTCTAATCAAAAAAGACCATATTTTCTTTATCATTTAATTACAATCTCCCACATATTTAATCAATAAAAATCTATTTGGTTAGAGTATGGATCCAAATCTTCTATTTTTTCAACCATTAATACTTCTTTTAGTGGTGCCCACTCTTCGCACAATTCTAACAAATACGAGCTAATTGGTATATGAAATATGTCATCAATTAATTTGTCATCAATTTCTGCACTTTGAAAATATATTCTGTGTTTCCAGCCAGCCCCGTATTCGAATGCAATATCTCCATTATGATTTACAAAGACTCTTAGAAGTGAAAAGTGTTTATTCTTACTAGTTAGCACAGTTAGCGCTATACAACCCGAAAGGTGTTCTCCCAACCTACGATTATTTACTACAGCAGAAATTCTTGGTACCATCTTGATTTTATCGAAAATCTGATCTTCTGATACTACTATAGCTAGTTCTTCTAGTCTCGTTAGAGTAAATATCGATCCAAGTAAGTTAAATTGAAATGATTTGTTATTGTTATTCTGACAGATACTAGCTGCATTTTTGTGATCAAGGTTAACCAGTATTAATTGTTCCTCGTATAAAGTGACTAATTTTTCATAAAACTCATCTGTTTTATTTCCAACAAGGACTTTCATTTGATCGTATTTTTGCCTTGTAGCAATCGCATCAACGAGACTCATCCTAATGCCCCCTTTAAAATTATTGGAAACTATATTCCAGTATCAGACAAATCATGACAACAGTCAAGGAAGAAGCTGCAGAAGGTGCAGTCCGCGCTGCTTGCTTCGTCCAATCTTACGAAAACCTGCAGACAAAAAACAAAAGCCAGGATTAGAGCTCCTGACTTTCGATTGATTTACTTTCTATGCAATTATTGCGACGTTTCAACTTCAAAAGGTGGTATAACCACTCTCATCTTCTTACTGAATAGTATTTTAAGTGCAGCTGCACCCAAACAAGCGGTAATTCCCCAAACAATTGGTACTGGCATGAGTCTTCCTCCCATCACTATTTAGTAGTAATAGAATGCCCATAAAAAACAATTAATAGACTAACTCTAGCAAATATTTTCTACTATTATTTGAAAAATATGAACCAAAACCATGCTGCAATAATTAATACAGCACCACCAACAATAATAAGTTGTTGCAAAGCTCTTGGCAATTTACGAATTAAAAGCATCATTATTACAAAGTAGACCAATTCGATAATTATTAATGCTACGAATGGCTTAACTGATATTGGAACTTCAATTCCTTCAAAAGTGATTGCTCCAGATAATGATCTCACATCAATTCATTCATCCCTTGTGTTGAGTTGGTCTTTTATTTTCACTAGATTATTCTGCTGGTAACTCATAAATTATTTCCAAGCCAAAGAATTTTATGAAATTCATAGCAAAACTCGTAATGGTTATTTTATTTTCCTTGTTAGTTTTTCGTGAACGCATACCTCTGGATGCATTTCTTGCCATATCATTTAAGGCACTGAATACTTCATTATAAGTTTCATCAGCGCTTCTTATCCCAGTATCGAGCAATCCTAGTTTCTCCAGATGGTTTATTATGTACCCTTGGTAGCCTTTATTTTCAAAATATTTTTTTCTTTCTTCCATATCATCTGGAGGATAGTTAAATGACCCACCTTCTCTTCTTGTATAGTATTTTTTATATTCAGAGGTGTACGTGAGCAACGTTTTAATTTCTTCAACGCGTAATTCTCTAAGAATGTCGAAATAAACCAACATCTTACTCTCTTCTCTAACGTCATTTTTATATACATATACTAAACCGTTCATTATTAGATCAACTTTCTCATCTTCATGCTCTTCCAATAACTCATTAAGAACAAACGGGAAGGCTTTCTCTCTAATGAAAGCATTCAACATTTTATTATGATTTTCATGCATTAGTATCGACAAACCTTCTAATCTACTCTCAAGCTTTATTACTCTTTTTTGCAGTCTATTAAATTTATATGAGCTATATACTCTTCCAACATACGGTATAATGTCAACTGTACTTTCAAAAAAATCAACTACAGGGGAATCAATGTCGATCCCTAGTAATTCAACTAAACTCTTATAATTCGTTTCTTTCATATCCTGCCTCCTCACATTGTCACAATACAGTAAAATTCAACACTTTTCTTCCTATTCCTTCAATTTTGCAAAATTAAAAGCCGCCCCCAAGGAGCGGCATAGAGGAGGAGGCGAGTAACCTCGTATGGCACACTACTAATATAGCACGGTAATAGTTGCAATAAAGTTGCAACTTATGTCAATATGAATGCAACATAGAGGCATTTTTAGAACTTGTCTTCGTGCTCGAAGAAACCGAGCAATTTCAATGTATTTGCCATGCTCTCAATGCCTTTGTTGATCCTACGTCTTACTGTGCTAGCATCGCCTAGTGATCGTCTCAGATAAAGTGCTGTTTGCTTAAAACTATGCCCCTCTATATATCGATACTCTATCGCTGCGCGCTCATCCAGATCTTGTATCAGCGCTGCAGCACGCTGGAGTTGTCGCGTATAGTAACTGTACTGCTTGTACACCCAACGTTGCTTTTCTAATAATATAACCGCATTAGCTGTCTTATCTGCATGCAAGTCTTCCTGATCAATGCGACGAGCTACTTCTCCATCGATGGCAACTTGCTGCATTGCTTTTGCATTCTGTTCAAAATCAAACATGATCTTTACCATATGTGTATACTTCTCAAGCCAAAACTTCGTGCGCTCAACCTCTTGTTTATTCGCAACCGGAAATAACTCACTTTGTATCATTGCCATCCCCTCACCATCCTTAACGATATATGCTATACTGATGGTGAGTGTAAACGTCAGATCCCTCACGCGGCTGCCAGGCTAACGTGAAGGGTCTTTTTTATTTATTTGATGCAAGTCCAGCACTGGCCACGTTTCGAAGATAGCGTTCTTGCTGCCTTACATAGCCTGGATCTCTGCTGTCACCTAGTCGCTTGTGTACATCCTGTAATACCTCTAACGGAAAATCATATTTGCTTAGTAACTCGGATATTTCATTTGCAATAAGATCAGACTCACTCTGTAATTCGTTTTTAGGAGCTAGGATCTCGATTGCCCTGGGTCCAACATTCTTGATATAGCCCTTCTCTTGAAGCTTACGAAGAATATTGTGCGTTGTCGATGAGCTCTTATGACCGATCATTTCTGCTAATTCTCTAACAGTCGGTGCATAACCATGATCTGTAATGTGTTGCTTTAGAATATCAAGTGCTTGTCGTTGTTTGTTGCTCAGTTTCTTCATGTCGTGCCTCCACTTCCCGCTTAATCAATCCCAGCCCCCAGCCTGCTTGATGCTTTGCAAAATCACATCGCGATATTTCCAGAATGTTATGCAATGCTGTTCTCATACGCTCGAACTGTTCTTGTTTGCTCATCTAGTTCACTCCTTCGCCTTATCGTTGTACTGTGTATTAAATATGGTGAGGAATTGCTTCTACTTCTCCCTCTGCTTCTTCCTCAGTCATGTCTACGACCATTTTCACCGGATAATTGCAAGATAGAAGC